GTGATGTTTTGTTTTTGTATAAAAAACCGTTTGTCTGTTTCGCGTATTCCGTGTTCTCGCATTGCTTCTGCTCTTACGGTGCGTCGTATTTCGTTGCGTTGGGTTACGTAGCGATGACCCAATGTATTGTTGCACTTAAAGCATATGCCTCGTAAGTTTTCTAACTCGTGACCGCCACCTGCGTCAACTGGAATGATGTGATCGGCTTGTGTCGAGGGCTGGCGGTTGCAGACGGTGCAGGTTGGCTGCTCTCGTAGGACTATAACCCGGTTGCGCTGGTAGTCGGCGTGGTCGTGTGGTCTGCTCATAATGCGCTAGCGCGCGCTGTCGCGCTTGCTCTCGGTCGGTGCGTGCTTGTCATGTATGTCAACCTTATGTTTGCGGTTTGTTTGTGGTATGTCAATCTATGTTGTGATGTTAGACCTAGTGCGCTAAGCCCCCCGTCGATTGCCTTCACTCGACACCCTAACTCTTTAGCGCAATTTGCTTGACCACGTGTTACCACGCGCGTCATCTACCCACGTTGCCGTGTGTTACCAACCGCGTTGCAACACGCTTAGGTCATGCCCGTTATTTAGTTTTGTATCTCACCTAATTTAAGCGCGTCAATTACCTTGCTGACGTCACGCTTAGTTAGATCGCCTGTCGTGTTTATCTGCCGACCCAACACGTTTGAGCAATATTCTTTGAGTTTGTCCTGTGCAATGTTCTGACCGTTAGCCAGCGCCCTCATCATGCCCAACTGTTTAGGCGTTGCATATTCTTGTACGGGTGCGTCGGGAAATGGTGTCTCAACCTCGTGCATAGGTACAACTGGCGCTAGACGGCCTGTAGGTTGCCTTGACTGCGCTGCCTCAACCTCATTACGGCTCGCAATGCTTTTGTTAATACCAAAACCCATGTAGCCAAGCGCTCGACCCAACGCTGATGTGAACCCGACCTCATTCTCGCTCATTTTTGTGTACGGCGTACGCCCCGGATAGATCTCGCACGCTGACGCTACGGCTGGTATTGGGTCGGCTTGGTCACGCCACACGGTCACGGTGCAACGAATAAAGCATGACTTGTCGGGCATTTCTATTATTTCGCGGTGGGTTTCTTGTATGCGTAGATCAGGATATTTTTTTAATGCCATGCTTAGACGTGTAGGTACGTCAACATAGTTGTCAAGGCTAAACGTCATAGTGATTGCCATATTGTTAGACGTTGCGCGTGATCGTGTTCGCCGCCACGTTCAGCAAACGTAATCTCGCCCGTGTTCTTGATTACGCCGTTACGTTGTGCAACCAGTAGTCGAGCAGTCATGCCTTTAGTAACAGGGAATGTGACGCCGAGTTCGTACCAAACTTGGTCGGCTGTAAAGCGTGGCATCATGCGCGCCATTTTGCGTATGGCCTGATCTACCTGTAACTGTTGTTGTGGTGTCCATTTAGCATTAGCGCTGGCTTGGCTCTCAACCATAGCGACACGCATACGGTGACGCTCATGTTTAGTTAGCACGATGCACCTGATGTTCTAAACGTTGTATCTCTACTTCGTTTTCGTTTAACCGTAATTGTTGTATCCCAATTTCTATATCACGTTGTTTTACACGCTCAAGCAGATCGCTAATAATGCTTAACAAATATTTAATTTCTATGCGTGCTTGGTTTAGTACGTCAATTAGGTCGCTGTCGTCAAGCGCGTTGTGATCGTCTATTTGGTGTTGCAGTTCTCGTATGGTGCTACGCGCTGCTAACTCCCACGGATTAAGTAACGGTACTTTGTTGCCCGTAATTTCGTTCATAACTTGCATAATCGCTTTGAACTGTGGGTCAGTTCTCGGGTCGATGTTCTCGGTCATCTTTTGCCTTTCGTTTGTTGGTAACGGACATTATCAGGTAGGTGTACGCGGTCAAGACCGACGCTAGAAACAAATGTTTTATAGTGACCATGCACGCCAGCCATTCGAGTAACGGTAGATCGCTAACGCGCTGCGTAAATTGTCCTCTAAATTAAACAGGTCGTCGCAGGTGCGTAACAAGCCGTATGCCTGCAAGTAGCCGTTGGCGTAATACGACGAAGGTTTGCACCAAAAATAGTTAATCTGCATAACCCCGGCTGAACCGCCGTTTGGGTCGGTCGGGTTGAACGCGTCAGCGTTGCAACGGCTCTCACGGTAGGCAATAGCGACCAGTTGTGTTAGTGCGTGTTCAGGCCAGCCAACGTGTCGAGCCATGTCAAACACGGTCTGACACGCGTCAGGTTGCGTTATAGGCGTAGTTACGACCGTTGTAGGCGGTGTAGGCGACGCTGGTTCTAAACCTTGCCAAACGGTGATTGGTGCTGGGGCTAGATCGTCGGCTGTGGGTGCAGGCGGCGGTGTCAAAATAAATATTGACATGACGCTAATAAATAGCGATATTGCGGTTTTGCTGATGAGTGTCATAGTGACCTACTTTCTCGGTAGGTAACCAGCCTAAACAGGTTTTGTTGCCTCGGTGGGTGATACCCCGAAAACGGCTTGCCAGCGCTGTTTTGCGATGACTGCATCGTTGGCTACGTGTGGGTCAATCTCTATGTGATACCAGTCGCCCTGCTCGACTGACGGTAACGGTTGCCATGTGCCACGATCGCATTTCCATGAGCGTTGCATCGCGTAGTCGATCACAAGTTGTATGCCCAAGTGGTCGGCGTTTTCTAAACACTTGACAATAAACGCTAGTGACGCTTTGCGGCCGTCAACTTTGCCTAACTTTTTTTGGTTAAGCCAACGGTATGACAAATCCATTGCAAGACCGCGCGCATGGTTACTGATCGTGCCGGGTCTGTTGCGTACGTCGCGCACAACCCATGTGCCGTTATTCCACAAACTGCCGTCACTATGTTTGCAAGCCAGTCGAGCCCACTCCGCTGTACCAGCCAACGCAGACTTGACAACTGGCTGTTGTGTAACTATGTACGCCCTATTAGGCATCGGGTGTTGACTTTGTTTTTATGCCGTTAGATGCGACAAGGCCTGACAATGTGCCAGTCAAAAACACGACAATGGTTGACATTAAATCTATAAACGCTGCGTCGTTTGGTGATTGCTCAAGTGGCTGCGATACAAATAGCAATCCCCAAATCATGCCTAGCACAATCAAGCTAAATACGATTGCGAGTAGTACGCCGACTGTTACGACCATGCGTGCGTGTAGATCGTTGGCGCTGTATCTGTGTCGAGTCATGGTGTTATCCCGCATCGGTCAGGTACGTTACAAAGTAGTAAACGTACGGCTGGTTTGTTGTTGTTAACGCGTGTTGTTTCGCAAGCGGTCAACATAAGTATTAAAGCAAAAAGCCTGTATCGCACATTATTATTCTGGGCGTGTTGGAAACTTAATTTTTTTTGGGTCTGCGTTTTGTGCAGGTAAGTCGCGTAGTTCTTGACGGTATGTTGCCCACGTTGCCTTGTTGGTTGGTGCGTCGGCTACTTGTGTCCAGTCGGTTGCATATAGTTCACGGTCACGCCACAAACGAATACGGTCAAAAAAATATTCGTTTGATATTTGGTCTGCGTTTTCGTGTGATGCAACTAAATCTAGATAATTCATTATGCGGCCTCATAACAGATAGTAAAATATATTTCGTCATTAACAGCCAAAGTGAACGGCGTTGTAGGCCCAAAAACGGTCACATTTTGAGTTGAATTAGGAAACGTGTTTAATCTAAATGTTGTGCCGAGGTTAACCATTGACGCTGTTGCGGAATACATTTGTCCAAGATTGCTGTCAAACATAAAACAACTACTAAAAATAGCGCTAAAGTTGTTTAGGTTATTAGCTGTAATTGGAAAACTAAAACGATAATCACCAGTTCCAAAAGTAGTTGTCGAACCTATAAGCAAGGTATATCGCGCAAAAACTAACTTGTTAACTTGTGTGTATGCGCCAGTTAGTGTGCCGTTACCTATTGCAGGGTTTGTAGTTACTGCAGTCCAAGCAGGCGTGAAACTTGTAAACGCTTCGCCGATGCCGTTTAGTTGTGCGGCGGTCAATACCTGACCAGCGGTAAAAGGAAATGGATTAGCCATAGTGTGCCTACTTTACCCTAGAACGTTGTCAGCGTTGATGATACCAAACGACAAGTCGTCAAGTATTAACTCGTAAACGACAATGGTTGGCGACGTAAAGTAAGTGACGCTATGACCGCTATTAACGCTAATTGTATGCTCGATACCCTCAACTGCCAATTCTTGTGCTAACTCGGTTGTCGTTAAGTTTGACGTAAAAGACTTCTCAATAGTGATCGTGTCGCCAACGTCAATCACAGCCACCGTGTCACGCTGAGCGCTGCTAAGCAAAGCAAATGACGTAGCTAAAGACGTGTAACGCGCCTCCGGTTCAGGGTCAAGCAAATATAAAGCCAAGTCAAATGCAGCCGTAGTGTTATGCAACAGGCTGTCAATAACGCTGTAAGTTTGCACAAAATATTTTGCTTGACTACCAGCATCGTCAGCGACTTGTGGGCTACTGCTACCAAGTATCTGCACAACCGCGCGATTGGTGACTTGATCAGCTTCAAATGTTATGCCTACGCCGTTGTACGGAATGTTTGTTCCGTCATCGTGAAAGTCTGCTACTGACGGTGTAAGCGTTGTGCCTAGTCGAGCGTCAAACACTAGATCGCCGTCACGCGACATAAACAGGCGACCCTGTTCAGCGTCGTTAACTTTAGACAAATAACCTAAAACGTTTGTGCCTTGCGGAATAGTAAACGCCGCTGAACCGCCAAGCGTTTGTGTGCCTGTAGCAATGTCACGTGTTAATGCCGGGAATGCCACCTCAGGTTGGTCAAGTACCGCCGTGACTCGAGCGCTGCTCAATTGCTCGCTTACGTTAAATTCGTCTAAATACGTTTGTGCTAACAAATAAAAATCGTCTGCACAAAACACGGTCACCGTGTCCAAACCGCCCAACGCGAAATTGTAATCAAAATTCACAACAATTCCGACAAAGAGGTACTCCTTGACGTTTAGCGAACTGTAACGCGACAAGCGCACTCGACGCATAGGAGCTAAACCCGGTTGCGCTTGCGGTGTGTCGTAGTACGGCGACTGCGTATCAAACGGATTAAAAATGCCTGACGTGTCAAGCATTGTAAACGACATAGTGCCAGCACTAAATTGGTCACCTTGATCGCGTCGGCCACGCCTAACAGAGATGCTGTTTACGCCGTCAAGCACACTCGCAAAATCTGTTGTCCCGTCAAGCACAAACTTGGTGTTATCTAAAACGCCTGACGTTGAATTGTTAAGCGTAAACGTGTTAACTAAAAACCCTGTGTCAATTTCTAGGTCATAGTTGCCACTAGCGACAACAAACGTGCCTGCCATTACGACGCAATCTGTAAGTCGAGTGGCCCGTTAGTGCGCTCGTATGCTTTCAAACTATTCAACACGCTCTGCCCGATTTCGGCGCTAGTTGACATACCGCCCGTGACGTTAATTGTTACGCCACCGCTACCTCGTGCTGCGATGCGCTCGGCGTTACCAAATGTTGTTAGACCGCCTTGTATCTGCACTAGGTCGCCACCGCCCCCAATGCCC